ACCTAATGCTTCATCTGATAACGAAGAGTATCTAGTAACATCAGATGCAACTCTTACATAGCAACCATTAAATGTTAAGACTGTGTCTATAGGAATAGTTACTCTATTGTTTAAAGTTATTTTATTAGAATTAGAACTTATCGCAGTTATCTTAGTATTGTCTGGAATACCTTGTCCAGAAACCAACATTCCAACACCTAATACGTTTATTCTTCTATATGTATAATCTACAGAGTTTACAGTAGCTGCACCATTAGCCGGAAAAGCATTACCGTTAGACTCCTTAAGGTTTACATCGTAAGCGTTGTCTACTGCTGAGCTTGATTTTAAAGGAATACTTCCTTCTGCTTTTGTAACAAAACCACTAATATCAGTAGCTGATGGAGTAGTTTTTACTACCCTAAACCTAATTTTAGTACCTAATACATAATTGTCTACAGCAAAATTCTTAACAAAAGTATTAGTGGTGTTAAAAGCATTACTACCAATAGCACTTCCTTGATTTGTAACTAAGTGCTCAAAACTCATTGTTGATCTATATGTTGCCCAATTACTAGAACTATTAGTACTAATTTCATACTGAATTGTTATTTCTGCGTTGTGATTGGCATCAGCTGGAGCTCCTTGCAATGTAATAGCTGTTTCAATAACATAAGGACCAGCAACAGGTAAGTTCATCCAGTCTTGTGATGAAGCTGGTGTTATTAAGAAATGTTGCGGGCTTGTATTTCCAGTAGCGGCAGTACTCATATCTGCTGCTAATCCAGCACTTGGAGAAAATTGTTGTCCTGCAGTTCTTTTCTTAAGAGAGTTAGAACTTTCAGTTACTGATATAGCTGGATCTATATATGTGATAGTTGCTTTAAATTCATGGGGTGTTGGGTCTGTATTTACATGCGATATAACTAAGTCAGCTGTTTGTCCTACAGTATTTGTAAGTGTTATGTTAGTTCCTACTACATAAGATGGAGAAGCTAGTTGAGATGAGTTTAATAATTCAGCAAAAGTTATACCAGTTATTGCACTTTCTTCATTTAAAGTATAAGTTGACAAAACTATTTGTAAATTTCCATCAATCTTCATTACAATTCTAGTTCCGTCTTCTGTCCCAGGACCGGATACAACAGCAGAGGGTAATGCTGTATAATAAGGAGAATTCAATGGTGATTTACGTATTACTGTTATTTTATCAGCCGATAGACCAGTGGATGTTTGATTATGATCATTATGTGTTAAGTTTTTCCAATAAGCTATATCTACTTGTCTTGGTTCATTTCTGTTATCAGTGAAATATATAACTTCATCTAATATATTAACGCCTGTTATTAAAAAATCAGGATGAAAATCTAAAATAACACCTCTATCCACTAGTACCATATCTATGGCTGTACCATTGTATTCAGCAATAAAATCAAATCCAGTACTAGTAACAAACCAATATATATTGTTATTTTTAGTGTCTCTTACGGATCCAATACATTTAGCGTCGGTTGGCAACGAAGGTAAACCAGCTAATAACACATTTCCCTTAACCTTTTGAAGAGCACCTACGTCAGATCCATCGGAAGTAGCAATTTCAACGTTTAAAGCATCTCTAAAGCTACCATTTAGAAGTAATCTATCATCAAGATCCTTCTCCATTTTACCCAACCTAAAGCTGTTTAGTATTTCCGACATGTTTTAGTGTTTAATTTGCTTTGATTTGTTTCTCATTAACTGAGTAAGCTCTTCAGACTTAAGATTTGATAATCTTAATTTAGCTGTTCTAACTGCTGCGAATCTTTCTTTCTTAAATCTATTAACTATATATTCTGGAATACCTATCTTAGTAGACAATATAGCGTGTGCTAAGTACTTATACATTGCTTCTTCAGCAAACTTATGTACAATCATTTCAGCATCAGTACCCAATCCATCACTTATATACTTAAGCGTAACTATTTTACCACTTACATTAGAACTAAAAAATACAGTTCCTTTTAGTGGATCTATAAAAAATGATCCATTTGATTGAGCAAACTCAGGTGCTATACCATATCTTGCTCCTTGTGCATTTAAATCCTCTATGTCATTACTAGATTCTTGAGTGTACTCAGCGGCATCTGCACTAGGTGCTTTAAATTTGTTCCAGGTTTCAGAGTTGTAAGATGATTGTATATTACCATTTGAATCAAATAAGTAATTGTATTCTGAATCTTGCAATAAAGCCAAGGGATTACTAGTATTTCTAATTGGATATAAAACCCTTTCCATACCAGAATTATCTTTCCATGTCAGTTTTACGTAGTTAACGTAGTCTTGAGGTAATAACATTGTTAATGATGGAGGTATCTCTATCTCCTGAGATTTACTAGATTTAAATGTATCATAACTGAACTCTTGTATTGCTCTTTGAGCGTGAAATGCAATGTCAGCTTTCTTAGCTCTATCTATTATTTTGCCTTCACCAACATAAGAAACAAAAAAGTTATTTATTAGATTCTCTATTGATACAAATTGATAATTACCGTATTGCTCTGTTTCAGCTACTTGTCTTACTATTACTGATAATCCGTTGTTAGGCGCACCATTAGATCCAGACTGAACAGAAGCGTTAGCATTAGTTGAAGTAAAAGTTATTCTAGGTGAAGAATAAGAGTAATTACTTGGTTTTATTAAAACTTCATTTATGTATATTTCAAAATCAGTTTCAGCGCTAGGTAATGGATTAAAATTAGCGACAGTTAAGTCAAATTGATTTATAGTACCATTACCAGTGAAGTTCTGGGATTGATTGTAATACGATTCTGCGGTTGTTGTTCCTAATAATCCCATTTATTATATTTTTTCTTGTTGTAAATCTTTCATTTCTTCTTGAGATGAAATTTGATATAGACTTGGATCTTTTATAATAACACCTATTAGTTGAAGTATTTTTATTACTAAATTAGCTTCGTCAGAAGGATGTAACTGAAAATTAGTAGTTGTAGATGCATCATATGCTCCTGTTACCACGTTGTATCCTAATACTACTTGTGTAGGTTTTTTTATATAATTATGTTTGATATTTGACATTGTAATTGTAGTAGGATAAACATCAATAAGTGTTGATGATTTTCTAACATATACAGGTCTAGTAGCGGTTGCTACTGTTAGTGGTGATAATTGAAGGTTAATATATTCTTTTTGAGATATTGGCTCTACTAAGTAGTTACCGTAATATACATCTCCAATCATGAATGTATCCGCATGTAGTGCAATAACATTAGAGTTAACACTTGCCGGACTAGCTTTAAAATACTCAAATGCAGCTGTTTTTTCTTTTATTAAATCTATAGCGTTGGAGTATTCTTCGTATGTTTGTTGTTTTCTATCAGCTTGATTTAAGTCATAGAAGTATTGTTCAAACATATCGTTTTGAACTTGATTAGCTAATAAGTTAAATTCAACAGGCGTAATGTAACCTCGTTGCTCTTTGTTAGCTATTGCTTGTACTTTTTGATATACGTCGTTTACACTTATTGCCATAATTTTTAATTTTGTAGATATTAGACCACCATTAAGATGGCCTAATGCCTACATAATAGTTAGTCTTTAATTCTTTTATCAATATTAGAGTATATTTCCATACCCTCGTCTGTTTTAAAGAAAACTGCTAATGCAGAATATGGGTGTTCATCAAAAGGAACAGTCATAATTTTTCTTCCATTACTGCCCCAGGTGAAATTTCTTTGATCTTCAGATAATTTAATAACGCCTGACTCAGTTGCTTTAACTCCAAAATTTCTTAATTGAACATTATCATCAGAAGCAAGCTCTAAGAATAACAATGGGTTATCTTTAGCAAACAATAGTAGATCTCTTTTTAGTTCCTTAGAAGTCATGCCTGACACTCTAGATCCAATCTCTACGCGCATAACAGCCTCGGCTAGTTCTATGTCCATGTTTTTAGCTGCGTTTAAAGCTTCTAGTTCTATTTCTAGATCTTGTAACTCATCAACGGCAATCTTAACTGTATCAAACTCTTCGAATATTCTACCGTTGTCTGGAGATAAATCCATAAAACTTTGTAGTGTCTGTTTTTCTTTTGGTACGCTTAAAACACCATCTAAAAATGTTATGTGTTCTAATCTAGCATCACCTTTAAATTCATCGGCAAATGCTGTTCTTTGATTTTGAGTATACTTTAGTTCTCTTTCGTAACCTTTTTCTTCATCAAAGTAATATACTCCTCTGCTTTTTATAGTAAATGTTAAAGGTGATAACTCATTTTTAAGTACATAAACCTTGTCTTTAAAAGCGGTCTTGACCACTTCTTTTTTTAATTCTTTTTTCATGATATAATATAATATAATAAGGGTAATAAAAAGTAAAAATTACCCCCATCCAAAGGACGAGGGTAATCATAAGTTAATTGTTATTAGGTTAATAAACAGAAGTTATTAGCTCCTTGTGTTACTAAACATCTCTCTGATAGGTAATGTACCTCCATAGCGTCAAGATCTGAAGTTACGTTTCCGCCAACAGAACCTGTCACCCAAGTTTTCATTTTTCTATCATCAGTCTGAGAAGACCTGTAACGAACGTGTAGGAAAGGTCGTTTCATACTTGATCCCATTTGCTCATCATATACTGTAGATACTCCTGCTGGAATAATTGCTCCACGAATACTAGTGTCGCCATAAGCTCCACGAGTTCCAATGTCATTCAAATATTTCCAATCAGACTTGTAGAAATCATAAGATCCTCTACGGAAACCTGAAAATCCAAGATTCAAAGCCATATCCTCACTGTTACTGAATACTCCAAAAGAAGTTCCTCCAGTTCCATAAGAATTTTGAGCCGCAAGCATATCGTCAATAGCAAGAGATACACTTCTATTAGCATAAATCATGTTTTCTTCAATAGCGCCTTGTGCGTCAAACTTCTTTAGAATATTATCAAAAGATCCTAAGTCATCAGCTGCTGAGGTTCCAATAATACCTGCTGAGAAATGACCACGGCTAGTTATAGCTGCAAACATACCTTCAGTACCATCTGGTACGGCTGCTCCTGCTGCTGCTACACTTTTCTCTCCTTCAACCATTGCCATTTCCAAATAATCGGTAAACCTAGCACGGGTATCTCCTTCGGCTTTTAAATACCAAAGATAACCTGATTGTCCAGACTCTCCAGTTACTTCAACCCAACCAATTTGAGATGCATCAGATCCAGAGATCTCATACTTATCTTTAATAATAATTGGCTTGTTAGTAAATGACTTAAAAGAAGGCTCAAGAGCTCCTGCTCTACCAACTGTTCCTTTAGCAAATTCAGAACCGTACACAAACACGGTTACCACGTCATTATCCAAGAAAGCTTGACCCGAAGATCCTAGATTCGCTTGAGTATATGGTAATAGATTTGCTGTAGTTGCTGATGGTGTTGCTGAAACATAACATTTTAGCAAAAGATTACCACCACCTGTTTCGTGAATAATAACTGTATCACCAACTCTTAATTCGTGAGCTGTACCAAAAGTTACTAATCCATCACCTTTAGTTGTTACTGCTGCTACTAAACTAATATGCAATCTACCCTGCTCAGACCAGATTACTTGATCAGATGTCATTGCTTCTTCAGCTCCAACTTGATTCAAAAAACCTGAAATTGTTCTTTTTCCAAAGATTGCTGCTTCCTGCTCCATTAGATCAGGCAAATGCTGTTGTGCCCAACCCGCTGTGCCGGCTGTTGTGAAATCTATGTACGCTGAACTAAGCGTTTGTTTTACTGGTGCCGGGACTGACCCTAAAAGGCCCCCGTCTGTTACTGCTGCTGCTGCCATTGTTTTATTGTTTTATATTTATATTTATTTTTTTAATTTAAACTTAAAATCATTGGAACTATTCGTGTCTAATGCTCTAACTTTTACTCCTCCTGCTTGCATGAAACCTTCGTGACCTTGTCGCGGGTCCATGTCTATGTTCTTGGCTTTTGTAATACTTTGTTTTATTGCATCGGCCTTGCCTTGTTCGTAAAAGTGATTAGCTATAGCATCTGAATTCATTGCTGTAAATAAAGATTTATGGTAACCCTTAGCGTCTGACATCTCATTCTTATCGTTTAGAAACTTTCTAACAAAGTTGTTGATGTCGCTCTGAGTACTTTTAACCTTATCAGCATCCTTCACATTAAATCTATATTTCTTGTCTCCAACATTATATTCAAAACCTTTGAATTTATCGGAAAAGACTTCATTAGTCTTTTGTTGAAACCTAGATTTCTGTTTTTCAGCTAATTGACTAGAATCCTCTGATTCTTTATTGTAACGATCAAAGAAATTTACGGCTTTCTGTTGTTCTAATGTTAACTTAGAACCTGCTTTAATTTCTTCGTAATATTTAGACTTTAGGCCGTCTAAGTGACCTTTAGCGCTAGCAACCTGCTCTTTAAGCGCTAATTTCTTTCTTTTAATGTCTCTTTCATCATCGATTTCTTCATCATATGAGAAATTGTCTTCCATTAAAAAATCTATTTCATCATCGGCTAGATGAGGTTTTGTAGATTTATAATATTCTTTTAGTAGTTGGAGTTGATCAAGTGAACTGTAGTCTTTGTTTAACTTAACATAATCATCTAGACTACCACCTGTTTCATCCATGAAGTCAATAACTTTCTGAATGTTATCAGGTAACTTTACATTTTCTTGCTTTGATTCTTCAATAGCATCTTTAATGTCTTCCTTTAGATCACCAACTTGTTCCTCTACTTCTTCGTCAGTTATCTCCTCGAGAACGCTGTTTTGTTCATCTTTGGAAACTTGTTCTTCACTTTTTTCGCCATCTTCAGATTTGGCATTGGTTGTTTCTTCGACCAGAGTTTCTGGTTCATCGCTTGTTTGTTCAACGACATTTTTATCGGATTGATTAGATAATACCTCTTCTTTATTAATCACATCTTCTTCAGATTTATTAACCTCTCTGAGATCTACTTTTGTAATTTCGTCTGTGTTTTTCTTAAAAGAAGGTTTTTTTATCTTTATTTTATCCTCAACCGGTGTTGATTCTTTTTGTTGGTTTTGAGGTGTTTGTTCAACTACCTCTTCTTTTTTGCTTTTTGCCATGATATAATATAATATAAAAAATTAAAAATAATTACTTAGGATCAAATGACCCTAAGTTAAAGTTTCCACCTAACACATCATTACCTGATGATTCAAAATCTTTAGGTGGTTTTTCGTTTTTTCTTTGATCTATAAGTTCAGATTGTTGAGTTGCTTGTATTTTAGTTCTCTTATCTTTCCTATCTTCCTTATACTTTTCTTTTCCATTTACAATACTTAAATCCATCTCTTTTAATCTCATACTTAATTCAAACTCAAATTGCATTAATTGTTTTTTCAATTCCACCTCTTGAGTCATTTTGCTACTTTCCATCTGAGCTTTAGCTTGATCTAACTGTAACTGTGTCTGAACTAACGCTTGTTGTTTTTGAACCTCAGCTTGAGCTGCTACTTGTTGCGCTTGTGCATTTGCTTGTGCTTGAGCTTGAATGTTCTGCTGTTGCATCAATTGATCTTTTTCTAGCTTCTTTTTTCTTCTAATCTTCAATAATTGATTAGCTAGTTTAACGTTCTTTATGTTTCTTAGATCTATAGCATCCTCTAAATCTATTCCCTTTTGAGCTACAGCTACTTGTATGTTATTTTCAAGCATTTGCTTTTCCTCTTCATCAGGAGACAAATCAATAAATATACCAAAGTCATAAAGATGCAACTCACTCATTTCTTTTAATGTTGCAACATTGTGTACTCCTATACTCTGTATGAAAGCATCTCTTGTTGGAGCATACTCTATTATGTCAGAAACCCTAAGTGCTATACACTCTGCCGTCTCTGAGGTTAGAAACAAACCTGATTGTAATATATGTCTTGTAGCTGTATTAGAGTTAGCTGCTGCTATCTTTTGAATTCCTACTAATGCATTAGGATCTGGATTACTACCATCTCTTGCTTCATTCAAGCCAGTAACATCTCTTATCATTTGTAGATAATAGTTGTAGGTTTGAATTAACGTTTGCATTTTACCGCTACCATTACCGCTGGCTATTTCTTGTATTGGCACTTTACCTGGATTCATGTCACCATCTGATGTCATCGATCTACCTATTATACTACCAGTTTGGAAGAACATGTTAAGAGCTTCTTGTGGATTATAATTAGTACCATTGCCAAGGTCTATTTCTGATATTCCATCAGCATCTAGATATACTCCGTCTGGAACCATCCTAGACATTACCTGCTGAAGCTTTAAGTGGGTTAACTGAATCATATCAGCAAAACCAGTTATTCTTCCTACAAGAGATTCTATTCTACCCTTATACATCCTTGGAGATACTATAGAGTAATTCATTTTAACTTTAGTATAATCACTCTTGGGTCTCATCATGTTCTTAGCAAGAGACCACTTAAGTAATTTCTTAGTACCTACTATTAAAGCTCCTTCATATAAAACTTCTAATGATCTAGATACTTTTTCAAAATTTTCATCAACAACATCCATTGGAGGATTAAATTGATCGTCTTTAATTAAAACCTTACTAGCACCAGTTGATGTTTGCTTTATCTTATAAACCTCATTCATGTAGGTTTTATAATTAAAATAAAGAATTTCTATTTGGTTATTATCAACATCATCGTATTGTAGTTTACTATATCCACTATTGCTAGGATGTGGTTGCTGCATTATTTCTTGTAGATCCTCATTCGTTAAATCTGGAAACTGCTTTTTAAGTTCATTAACTGGAATAACCTTAACCTCACCGACATAATATATATCTTCAAAATATGGAGATTCAGTATACGAATAAACTAAATTAGCTGGATCAACATACTCAACTTTAACTCCTTCTGATTTTGAAAATGTATTTTTTACTGAACCTATACCCAGCACGGTTAAGTCATAATTAACTCTTTTTCTAGTCAACTCATATCTGTTTCCATCAAGGATAGTGTTTATGGCTTGCTCCTCAGCTAACTCAACAGCTTGCTTGTAATTAAGTTGCATGTGCAATTCCATTTCCTCTTTAGAATCCGGTAGTTCTTCTTGTGGTGTATTAGATATATCAACACCAAATGCTTTTTTAGTATATTCGTTTAACTCTTTAGTCCTCATGTCAGCTAAAAGACTCTTCATATATTCAGTTCTTTTACTAACACCATATGGATCTTGAGAATAAGCCTTTATATCATAAGTTCTATCTGATATTCCATTAACTACAATATCTACGAACTTAGGTATAATAGGTACTGGCTTCCAATCTAAATTAAGATAAGACAAATCACCATTTATAGATAACTCATCTTTGTATTTCTGTATTGATTGTTCTCCTCTAGCGTATAACCTTAGTCTATGAAAACTTAATTCATTAGATCTATACCTATTAGCGCCAGAATCCTTGTCAAACCACTCGCTTTCGATAGCTTTCGCTACTTTCAAACCATACTCAGGTGTAATTTTTTCTAGGTCGCTAACGACTTGACTAGGGAAAAAACTTTTAGTTATTGATTCAGCCATATTATGTTTTAATTATTTTCGAGTTATCGCCTTGATTTTGATATTTAGCAAAACTGATATTAGTTTTTTGTCTTTGTACTTTAATATTAGGAGTATATAAATGTCTATTACAAGCCATAACAGCTAAACCGGAGCTAATAGCTGCATCAAATTTAGTTCTATTGTTTATGTCAAATTTAGCCCAGTCATTAAGTGTTGTATTAAATGGTATGTTGCCGTAGTTACCGTTTTCTTGTAAACCAACATAGGATTGTATATACATTTCAATTGCAGCTGCGTGCGCTTGTTTAATGTCTTCGCTTGAATTAGGTATACCACCTATTTCTTTTTCTGTAGTTGACAACTTGTTCCAAGTTCTATCTGGTCTATTCATAGAGTAACCTCTATAACCTCTTCTTCTTAGATAATAAAGAAGTCTAGGTTTATTGTTTTCAGCTAGGATTGGCATTCCATAAAAAACTAGAGCCATTAATACATCTTCAAAGAAAATCTCAGCGGTCTGAGGTCTAGCAATATATTCTAAGAAGAAGTTGTTGGGAGGAGCATCTTCCATGGAGAACTTGGTGAGTCCATGAAGTGCTCCCTTGGAACCTTGCCCGTCGACAGTCCCCGAAATATCATAACTATCACAACCAAAAGCACCCATGTGCTCATTACCTGGTTTTTTACCGTGACTAGTATCAACTAACTTATTTTGTAAATGCACTGGAGGCATCCAACTTATGTTAAATCTTCCTTTGGGATCTGGATAAAATATTACTTTAGAATCTTTTATGCCATTTACCCATTGAAAATTTCCTTGGTTAATACCTGAGTATACTCCTTCTTCGTTAAAATCTATCTGCTCGTAGATCTTAGCTAAGTTAAATATACTATTCTTAGTTTCATCTCGGAAAGCATGCTCTTCAGTTCTAGGAAATTGCCTATAAAACTCATTAAGAGCATCTCCATCACTCTTTAGACCATCAACTTCGTTTTGCCAATGTTCTAGTATTCCGATGTCTATCGTTTCTCCGTATGGTCCTTTGACTTCTGTTTCAGGAGTATCAAAAACTGGTTGACCATATTCATCAATAAAACCTTCATAATTCCACTCCATAGGAATAAAAAGACTGTAAAGACCAGTACTGGTTTGTCCGTTTTTGTTTCTTTTATTGACATCTGATCCTTTATATAATTTTCTAAAATTATCTCCTC